CACCATCTCTAATGACAAGCTTCCATTTCTTAATATCTTCCATTTCTGGATTGATAAAGATTGTTCCTTCATCAACCATAATGAAATTAGAAATCTGCTGTTCTGTAAGACAAGAAGTGTCGAAAGTAAGACTATCGATTTTAGCTTCAAGAAGATGTTTTGCAGATAGCATCATCTGTGTTAATTTTTCTGTAAGATTAGTTACGGAGTAAACACCTATTTTTACAGCAGGTACAATGTTGTACAGTTCTCCCATACACTTTCTACATATTCCCATACCCATAGCAGCTGATTTACATTTAATAGGACTTCTGAGGTAAATCTCTTTTCCTATCAAATCAGAATTATCTTTTACAGCATTATAGACATTACTGATTTTATATTCCATACCTCTTGGATTGAGTCTGTAATATCTGTCAGCAATCTTTTTAAGTGCAACTTCATCTGTTACTTTGTACTTAAGGAAGTTGCGTGTACCACAATCATACGTAGGGTCAATTTTATTTGAATACGGGATTGTGTATTTCTTTGTACATGAACAGTTAAGAGTCATAATACGACTAAACTGTCCTGAACGTGCAGTATTTTTCTTTGAAAGATTTTGTGCAATACGTGCAATCAGACTCTCAAGAATATGAAATGCAACATTGTTTGCACCACCATTAATATAATTGGTGTTGACTACATATGGGAAGATACCACCTTCACCATTAGGTTTAACGCCAATATTTGTATACATTTCACGAGCCTGTTTAGGTTTGATACCTTCCTTTGCTCTAAATGCATCACTAAGACAGTGGTCACGACCAATATATTTCTTAGCATCTATGATATAATCAATAAGACGATTCATATCTTTAAGTGCTTCAGCATTCATTTGGTCTGCAGGAAATTGAGAATAATAATTTGTCTTATGCCTGTCCATAATCTCTTTAAAACCAGGACAGTTATTATACATAAGAATAAAATCCTCATTATTGATACTATTATTGAAGAACCAAGCAAACTGGTCGACAAACTTAAGATTCCTCAAAGTATCATAGATAACTCTATTAAGATTATGAATAATCATAATATTGTTATCTTTACCACATTCTTCCCTTACTGGGATAATTGCAAATTTATCAATGTATTTCTTAATATAACTGTTGGTGATACCAGCTTTATTAAAGAATACATGATATGGCTTGATAGTTTGTTTTGTTTTGATAACAAAACCCCATACAATGATATTAGTAAGAGCATAAGAAAGAGGGAGCCTTACTTTCATACCATTATCAAATACGAATTCTATTTTTGTATTTTGGACTGCAGGGATTTCAATATAGTCCAAGAATACATCCTTGAGATTGTTTGTGTAATCATCAATTGTCTGTTCAGTGATATCACATGTGTGAATAGTAACAGATTCACCGTAAACAACTGGTGTAAATACACCATAATCATAAATTGTTTCTGTTTGAGCCATGACTTTTAACCTCCTAGATTATTTTAATTGATAGTTTTTAACACTGTCATTTCCTATCACATATATAATATATTAACAAGAAAAAAGTTAGACAGTGACTAAAGTCACTGTCCAGACTTTTTACATCACAAGAAAGGAATTGCATGATGAATTATAACAGAAAAGCAAAATGTCACCAACATTCTACTTTATAAATATGTTATGCTCATCAATGTCTAGTTTTACTCATTTCTTTAGGCTGAAGTTTATGAGTATTTACAGGCTTTGTGCCCTGACCAGAAACATATAAACGCTGTCCCTGACGTGCAGCAATCTGTGCCTTATTAGCATACTTCTTCTTAATAGCTGCAAGAAGTTTACGTTCCTGAATACGATTCTTAACAAGCTTCTTCCAAAGACTATCATTGTTATCCTTAGCAAGCTGTAATGCAGCCATACCAGTACGGCGAGTAAGGTCATCATTCTTATTAAGTCTTACAATTGTCTTACGGCTAATCTTCTTAGCTTCCATAAGAATATCTGCAGATTCAAGAAGCTCACGCTTTTCATCATCAGAATCAGCATAATGCTCATCATAGAAAAATGCTTCCTGAAGTTCATCCATGTTAAGATTCATGGTAACATCTTTAGCATCTGCCATAGCAGAGTTATTAGTATAAAGTCCCATTGTCGGATATCCTCCTTTATAATATTTTTAATTGCAATTAATAATTTTGTATGATATATCATACTAATCTCAGTCTTTTTATATTATTGTTCTGTTTTTAAAGTATGAATAACAATCTTATAATAGATTACTTATTTAACGTATTATGTAATCTGAGAACAAAAACAAAATTCGGAGGTTTTAAATTATGGACATTACACAAATTGTTAAAAGCCCAAGTGTAGAGGTTTATAAAAGAGAAATGGTTGATGCTCTTAAACTTTCATTTCCTGGTCTTACAGAAATGGATATAAGAGAAGCTGTTGATTATTCTATATTAAAGCGTGGAACTGATAGTAAAGCTGTTCTTGATAATAACTATATAAAAGCAAAAGAAAACACAACTCTGTTTGCTATTACAGATTATATTATTCAGAGAGAACCAATCATAACTGTTTCTGGAGTTATGTTCAGAAAGCATGGTTATTGTCCTAATCCATTTGTTATGCTTATTCAGGAATTTCTTAAACAAAGAGGTATCTATAAAGATACAATGTTTAAATATCCAAAGGGTTCTGAAGAGTTTGAAAAATACAACATTCTTCAGCTTTCAGAAAAAGTATCTGGTAATGCAATGTATGGTGCTTCTGGTAATCATACAAGTATTTTCTACAATCTATATGTTGCTCAAAGTATTACAATGCAGGGAAGAAGTTGTATTGCTTCTGCTATTATGCTTTTTGAAGCTACAATGGCTAACAATGTAAAGTTCCTCAGTCTTAATGATGTCGTTACTTTCATCAATAATGTAAGAAGAGAACCTATTATGAATTATCCAGATGAAATAATCATAGATAAGGACAAGTATGTAAATGTAGAAGAGTGTTTCTTTAAGATAATTTACAGCTGTGGATTCTATTGGGTTCCTACTGAAAAAGAAATGACAATTATTTGGGACATGCTTAATCAGTGTAATCAGCATGAACTTAATAAGCTGTTTTATAAAAATAATCTGTTCTGGTTTGTTGATAACAGTATTGTTATGAATAAAATTATATCTATTCTTTCTACTCTTGATGTACCATTTATTGACCCTAATAAACCACCAGAGTGTATTAAAGGTCTTATGGATGAGCTTTATGATATGATTTATGAATGGGTATATTATGATAAACAATATATGGATAGAATAGATAGAACTGAAAACATGTATCGTTGTGTATCAATGCTTACAGATACAGATAGTTGTTTCATTTCTTTTGACGGTTGGTATCGTTATATACTCGATAAAACTTTTAACATTCCAATGCCTATTAAAGAAATTGAAATTGATGAAGAATCTGGTGAAATAAATGAAGCATGGGAAACTGCATATGATTATGATTTCTATACAGATGAAATTATTGAAACACAAAATTTAGTTCGTCCAGATGTAATTTCACCTCAAGTAGGTTTCCGTTGTAGTATAATTAATATTCTTGCAAGTATTATGGGTAAGCTTGCTATAGATTATATGGGTAAATACTCAGATAACTCTAACTCAACAACATGTCATGATGGTTCTCGTCGTAAGAGTTTCTTCATTCTTAAAAATGAATTCCAGCTTAAACGTGCTCTTATCACAGATGGTAAAAAGAATTATTGTGCATATCAAGAACGTCAAGAATCAAGTATTATTCCTAGAGAAAAAGCTCTTGCAATTACAGGTATGCCAATTAAGAAAGTTGGAGTTCCAGAATCTACGAAGGCTAGACTTCAGAAAATACTTCTTGAACAAATCCTTGATAATCCTGGAGAACTCTCACAAGTTGAAATAGTAAAACAACTTGCTATTCTTGAAAAACAGATAGTTCAAGCAATTCACGATGGTAGTAAAGAATACTTTAAGCCAGAAAGAATTAAAGCTATGGATGCTTATGATAATCCGATGAGAGAATCTGGTGTTAAGGCATCAATAGTATTTAATTATCTTAAAGATGATGATATGGAACCTATTGACCTTAGTACAAGAAATAGTATTCTCAATATCAAAATCGACATCAATAAAAAGAATGTAGACAGTCTTAGAGAAACTTATCCAGAAGTTTATAAAAAGATTGTTGAACTTATGCAGAAAAAAGAATTTGCTAAAGGAATAACTGGAATAGCTATCCTTGATGATATGCAAGTTCCAGAATGGGTTAAGGACTATATCGATTATACAACAATTGTAAATGATAATCTTCGTTCATTCCCATGTGAGGCTATTGGTATTGATAGAAGAGAAAATGATAATATAAATTTTACAAACATTTTACGATTTTAATTAAAAATAAAGGTGGGATGTAAAGTCCCACCTTATTTATTTTATCAGTTCATACCAAGAGCTCTTGCGAGCTCACCCATAGTAGTATGGAACTGCATCAGAGTTTTCATAAGAGCATAATTGCTTCTGAAGAGCTCTGGGTTATTTTTGCATACAGAATCGATATTCTCAAGTTCCTCATCAAACTTTTCGAGATGACAGGCAATACCTGTCTTATTCTTATTCTTTACAGCCTTAAGGAAAGCTGTAATGAAGAAGGTTGAAAGTTTGTTTGATGTTTCAAAATCGATATTGAAATTAACGAATTCGTTTCTAACAGCTTCATTGAATTCTTTTGATGCTTCGATTGCATTATCGAGAATGACCTCGAAACATTCGAGTTCGAATGTTGTCATGTTTGCTATTGTCATTTCAAATGTATTCATCATAATAAATTCCTCCTGAATTTTAACTGGAACATAGCTTTTTAACATATAGACCTGTTCCCTTAGCCACATATGTTATTTCTTATCAGCTGCTACATTTTAAGTCGATAGCACTAGACCAATAGAGCCTTTTAAAGATAGCCATCACTTAAGCATTCTATCTCTCTATCACTATTATTATATACAAGCAACATAGAGAACTTTTACAAATTCATCTACCTATACTTTCTTCCTACTTGAACATACATATAAACTAAGATTGAAAGGAGGAGTCATTATATGGCTGTTGCAGTACAAAAGTATATTAAGAATATGGCTAAGTCTGTTACTTACACAGCATCAGATGTATTGTCTACTAAATTTGAATATGTGAAAGACTTTAAAAACGAAAACCAAGAAGTTTTTAAAGAAGTATATAGTTCTGTAAAAGACTATAGAACTACTTTTGCAAGAGTAAAGAAAACTATTACAAATAACAAAGTAATGGATGCAGCTAGAGTTGGATATGACTCTATAATGTACAGTATTACAACTGGCGATTTCTATGCCAAAAATAAGGAAACCGAAGTAATTGAAAAATACGGCGGAAACTTAATGGCTGACTTAGATATCGATGATGATGATTTCAATTGGGATAATGAAGACTTATCTACTGGAGATAAGGTTGTTGCTACTGCTATTAAAAAGAATAGTAAGATAGGAACAGCATTAACAGTGGAAGCTATTGCTACAACTGGTAAAGCTCAAATGGATGTATCTAAAGAAAATACAATGCTTTTATACACCCAAAATGAACGTCTTCTTAATAAACTTGATGGTGGGTTTACCAACATCATGAGTTTTCTTAAACAAAATGGAGAACAAACTGCAAAAGTTCAAAACCAAATGAATGAAAATCTTAATAAGTTTATGACTAACGTTGATAATAATGTAACTAAACTTACTAAGCAAATGGATGAACTTCTTGAAATGCAGAGAAATATGTATAATCCTTCTAAAAAAGATGAAAAGAAAAGAATTGGTTATGATGATATTATTGGTCGTAATGGCGTTATTAATATCAAAGAATATATGAAAAATGTTAAAAAGCAAGGATTTAATACATTAAATGATATGTCTGGTGGAGCATTAAGTATGCTCTTTGGTGATGCTATTGAAGGTTCAAATCTTCTTGCAACTTTTGCATCTACACCATTTAGAGCAGTTATGACCACAGCAGTAAATAAAGCATTAGGTAAAAAATTTGATAAAGCTGCAGCTGAACTTAATACTACATTAGAAGGTTTGGTCCCTTCTATTATAGCTAAATTAAATGCAGCAAGCAAAAAAGAAGATAGCGGTATAATGGGATTCTTAGGTAAAATCTTTGGTATTAGAGATGGTGCTAAAGAATCTATTAATACTGGTGCTTATAATAAAGGTGCAATTCCATTTGATGGAATTACTAAACGTGCTATCACCGATGTTATTCCATATTATTTAAGAAAAATGACTTCTGTTCTAACTGGTGAACAAGAAATGGTTTATGATTTCAGTACTGGTAAGTGGACTGGAATGAGAGCTGTAAAAGCTAATCATAGCAGAACTGTTAATTCAGCAAATAACGGAACTGCTGATGCTTTAGTAAAAATTCTAGAAAGTAATATGGGAGGAAGAAGATTAAGCAATGCTTTCAATAGTAAATCTGATTATGACAGAATGATGAAGACTATAGAAAGTTTTGCAGCTAAACTTCAAGCAACTGGAGATTACGGTTCTTTAACCGACTTATCTTCAGATGAAAGAGAATTAAAGAAAATGCTTGATAGAGTCATGAACATTAACGACGATTCTGGTAAAGATAGAAGAAG